TTTATTAACATCAGAAATAACAGTATCAATCCTAACGAGCTGGAGTTAAAATGAGCACACACGAAGAAGACTTAGCCTTTCTGAAGAAGACTGGCCAAATTGCAAGCGCACCAAAACCAACTGCACAAACTAAGAAAGACGAGGAATAAGTATGGCAATTTATCTAAATAATAACGTAGGTGTTAAGTTGGCTACCAATGCTGCGCCAACCACACCATCCATCGACATTAGCTCATACGTAACTAATGCCGTAATCAATCAGATCGTGGATGAGTTAGAAGTAACCGCTATGGGTGACACAGCACACAAGTTTGTTGCTGGTCTACAATCAGGCACATTTACTATTGACTTTATCAATGACTGGGCAGCATCTCAAGTTAATGAGACACTAAGCGCAGCCTTCGGCAAGACCTTATCAGTATCAGTAATTACTGTTAAGGGCACTACTGTGTCAGCAACAAACCCTACTTACCAATTCTCAATACTAGTAAACAATCTGACTCCAATCGGTCAGGGTGGCGTAGCCGAGGTTGCTACCTCATCTATCACATTTACAGTAAACTCCGCAATAACAGTTTCATCATCGGCACCATTTTAATTAAGGAGTAACAATGGCAAAGCTAAAGATAACAAGGGCTAATGGTGAAGTATCAGAGCACAAGATAACACCAGGTGTCGAGTACGCTTTCGAATTGAAGTATGGATCAGGTATTAGCAAAGTCTTGCGTGAGCACGAAAGGCAAACCGAAATATTTTGGTTGGCTTATGAATGCTTACGCAGGGCTGGTGCTCAGATACCTTTGTGGGGAATTGAGTTTATTGACAGCCTAGAAACTGTCGAGGTACTAGACGACGAAAAAAAATAATCCAGCGGGATTCGATCCTTTACAGCATCGCACAGTTGAGCGTAGAGACTGGGATACCGCCTAGAGAATTTATTGATATGGATAGCGAAATGTATAGCGCAATTATACAAGTGCTAACCGATAGAGCTAAGGAGATTCGAAATGCCAGTAGAGGTCGTAGGCGTTAAGGATGTCCTAAAAGGCTTAAACTTTATTGATATAGATATGCGCAGGCGTGTTGTCGCAGCTGTTGATCCTTTAATGCGTGGCGTGGCTACTAAAGCTAAAGGGTTTGTCCCAGGCAATACAGATGTGTTGTCAGGCTGGTCTAAAGCTAATGCAGGCACAGGTAAATTCCCTAAGTATGATTCTGCTATAGCCAGAGCAGGTATTGGATATAACCCTGGACAAAACAAAACATTTTCTAATGGCTTTAAGGTCTATAATTTTGTTTATAATGCCAGTCGCCCTGGCGCAATTTATGAGGTAGCAGGTCGATTAAACCCACAGGGTAGAGCACCATTTGAGTTTAGAACCTCTAAAGGCGATGGTGGCACATATACATTAAAGTCACCTAGAAGCAAAGCATTAAGCGAGTTTGGATCAAACAACCCATTCGCTAGCCAGCAATTTATAGCTGCATTACCGAAGGTAACCTCACAGCCTAAGTTTGAAGGTGTAAGAGCTGGCAATAGAAAAACTAAAGGCCGTTTGGTTTACAAGGCCTGGGCAGAAGATAGTCCTAGAATTTACCAGGCAATTAAAGATGCTATCAATGCTACTGCCACACACTTTAACAAAACCACACAACAGAGGGTTGCATAATGGCCAATATAGTCGTCTCCGCCTTAGCCACCTTTAATGGCAAAGCACTTAAAAAGGGTAAGAAAGAAATATCCTTATTTGAGCAACAAGTCAACAAGTTAGGCAAAACCTTTGCTAGTGTCTTTGCAGCACGCAAGTTATTACAGTTTAGCAAGAATGCTGTTAATGCGTTTATGGCCGATGAGAAGGCCGCTAAGTCTTTAGAAGTACAATTAAGAAATACAGGCTACCAATTCAGCGCACCAGGTGTTGAAAACTACATAGGCAACCTACAAAGATTAACAGGCGTATTAGATGATGAACTGCGCCCAGCATTCCAGCAATTACTTACAGCTACAGGGTCTATTACTAAGAGTCAAGACGCCTTACAAACAGCGTTAAACATAAGCGCAGCAACAGGCAAGTCTTTAACCGAAGTAAGCGCAGCCTTAACACGTGGCTTTAGCGGTAACACCACAGGCCTAAGCAGATTAGGTGCAGGCATAAGCAAGGCCACGCTAAAGACTGGCGATATGAACAAAATTATGGCCGAACTCAACAAAAAGTTTTCAGGTCAGTCAGCAGCTAGATTAGATACTTATGCAGGCAAGATGGGTCTGCTCACAGTTGCAACTGAAGAGGCTAGAGAGACTATTGGCAAAGGTTTATTAGATGCGCTGTCACTATTAGGTAAAGACACCAGCATTAGCAGTGCAACAAAGTTAATGGATGACTTTGCTACCAGCACAGCAGATGCAGTAGTCGGTATTGCAGTATTAGTTAAAGAATTGAAAAAATTAGGCGACACCAAAGTCGGTGGCGTTTTATTTGATGTTAAGAATATCCCAGTATTGGGTGCCTACCTTGCTGGATTCTCAGAGATAGGCGCAGCACAAAGAGCACAGACAGCACCATCTAATCGAGAAGGCAGATCAGCCAGCCGTATTTATTTGGATCAATTACGCAAAGAATCTAAAGCCCTACAGACAGCAACTACCTTACGCAAGCAAGAAAACGCACAATTAAAGGCTAAGACTGAGGTTGACAAATTATCAGAGAAGTTTGACACAGACCGCATAGGCTTAATGAAGGCATTAAATGAAGCTACAGATGCTGAGACTAAATTACGCCTACAAGCAAAGATAGCAATACTTGACAATAATGAGGCTTTGGCTAAGAAATACAATGCTGAGTTAGAAGCTAGTGCAGCGGCTAAGACTTTGGCCGACAGCGCTAACAATGCCGCTAATGCCCTTAATACTTTGCCTAGCAAGTACGATCAAATCTTTAAGAATGTTTATGAGCAATCATTATTAATGGGCAGTGCTGTCAGTGAAGCTAGAGCACTAGCTGGTATGTCTTCAAGATTACAGGCTGAAGCCGATGCGTTTTATGCTGGCACTGGTCGCTATGCAGCACCACAACAAATGCCATCACAGGCAACAACCAATGCCACAACCACTACAGTTGTGCCACAGGTCACAGTCAACACAGGCGCAGTATTAAGTAGTGAGCAAGATTTAACTAAATATGTACAAGATGCAGTAGCTAGAACATTAAAAGGTGGCGGTGGTTTATCACCTGCTGGATCGTTGATAGTGTTTCAATGACAGTTCCAGTAATTAACGCCACGATTAATTTTTCTACTGGGCCAAGTACTGCCCAGGCTATGCAATTAGATATTGGCGTATTAGGCACAAACGTATTGGCAGATGCCGTAGCTGTAATTGTTGACGTTTCAGATCAGATCAACTTTATACAAACGAAAGTAGGCCGAGATCCTCTATTCGATCAATTCCAGACAGGTCAATTAACATTACGCATAGTAGATCAGAATGGCGACTTTAACCCTACTAACCCGACTGGCCCTTATTATGGCTTATTAACACCTATGAAAAAGGTCAGCATATCTGCTACCTATAACAATGTTACCTATCCTCTATTCTCAGGCTTTATTACGAGCTATGTTAACACTCAACCTAAAGATGCTACAGAGGTTGCATACACAACCATACAAGCTGTAGATGCTATGCGCCTGGCTTACAATGCTCAAATATCTACAGTAACAGGAGCCAGTGCTGGCGAATTATCAGGCACACGAATTAACGAGATATTAGATGAAATCGACTGGCCAGCAACAATGCGCCAGATAGATGCAGGGCAGACTACATTACAGGCAGATCCAGGCACAGCACGCACAGCTCTAGGAGCGATGCAGACTGTTGCCCAGTCAGAGTATGGTTCAATATATGTAGGCTTTGATGGATCATTTATATTCAAAGATCGCCTAACAGCCACAGCTTCTATAGGTGGCACACCCACAGTCTTTGCAGATGATGGCACAGGTATAATTTATGCTAACGCAGCCTGGAAATTAGATGACACTCTCATTTTCAATTCAGCCCAGATCAGTAGGGCAGGCGGTAGCGTTCAGTCAGCCAGCAACCAGGCAAGCATAGACAAGTACTTTATCCACTCCTATAACGCCCAGGATTTACTAATGCAGACAGATGCCGTGGCCTTAGATTATGCCAGAGCTTATGTGGCTAGCCGTGCTGAGACTACCATCCGATGCGATGCTATCGAATTAGACCTATACACCCCTAACTACACCACAGGCATAGTTGCTGCCCTTAACTTAGATTTCTTTGATCCCATCACAGTTATCACCACGCAACCAGGGGGCTCAAAACTACAGAAAACACTACAGATATTTGGCGTTCAAAACATCATCACACCCAATAGCTTCAAAGTGGTGTTTACAACGCTAGAACCTGTCATAGATGGGTTTATAATAGGCAACGTAGATTACGGGGTCTTAGATCAGAACGTCTTATCTTACTAAGGAGAAATTATGCCAACCTGGCCAGGCACGACAGGTGATGTAGTCACCAGCACGATGTGGAATGGGCTACCAGCCTTTACAGTACAAACTGCTAAAACAGCAGATTACACAGTAGGTAGTGGTGATGAATACCAACAATTAATACCTATGAACAAATCAACTGCTGCCAATTTTTTGATACCAACAGATGCTACATATAACTTCCCAATAGGCACAGTTATCACAGTATTAAATCAAGCAGCAAACGCAGTAACTATTAAAGCAGTAACATCTGGCACTACAACAGTATTAAGTGCTGGTACAGTTGCAGCTCAACCAACCCTTGCACAATATAAATCAGCAGCTTGCATTAAAACGGCTGCTAATGCTTGGTACATAGTGGGGTCAATTAATTAAATGTTAAATGTAATTACAGGTGTAATCGCTGAACAGACTTTACCAACATTAACTGTTGATTATTTAGTTGTCGCTGGCGGCGGTGGTGGATCACGTGGTGGTGGCGGTGCTGGTGGATACAAAACCTCTATTGGTGGTTCAGCATTAAGTTTGCTTGCTAGTACAAATTACACTGTGACTATTGGTGCGGGTGGTACTGCTGCAACAACAGAAGCTGGTGGTACTGGTGGTAATTCAGTTTTTGACACAATAACATCTAATGGTGGCGGTGGTGGTGGAAATAATGCTAATGGCGTTGCAGGTGGTTCAGGCGGTGGCGGTGGTGTTGGTGGAACTAGCGGTGGTGCTGCTTCACCTTCAGGACAAGGTAACGCAGGCGGTAATGGATTTTTAGTTGTAGCAACTGGAACTGCATCAGGCGGTGGTGGCGGTTCAGGTGGTGCTGGAGCAAATGGTGCAACAGGCACACCACCAAAAGCAGGTAATGGTGGTTTAGGAACTTCAAACGATATTACTGGCTCAGCTGTTTTTTACGCATCAGGCGGTGGTGGCGGTACAGATATTACAAATCCAGCAACAATTACAGCAGGTACTGCTAGTGCAGGCGGTGGCGGTAATGGAGCGCAAAATGCTGCCGCCAATGCTGGTAGCGTAAATACAGGCGGTGGTGCTGGTGGTACTGCCGATCCTGGGGATAAAGCAGCAGCAGCAGGTGGTTCAGGTATTGTCATTTTGCGTTATCCAGATTCTTTTACAATTACTTTCGGTGGTGGCGTGACAGGTACAGAGTCATCGCCTAGTGGTGGATACAAACGTGCAACAATAACAGCTGCAACTGCTGGAAATGTGAGTTGGTCATAATGGCACATTATGCTTGGTTAGATGAAAATAATGTAGTTGTTAATGTAACTGTTGGCGTAGATGAAACCGAGTTAATTAATGGGTTAGATACTGAAACTTTTTATAGTCAAGCAACAGGGCACAACATAAAGCGCACATCGTATAACTCCAAAATTAGAGGTACATACGCAGGTATTGGATATACATATAATCCCGATGAAGATATATTTATAGCACCACAACCATATCCATCCTGGGTTAGATCAGGTTCGTTCTGGAATGCACCAACGCCACGCCCTGAAGGATTTAATTGGACTTGGGATGAAAAGACATTAAGTTGGATCGAAATTGAAGCCTAAACTATGTGCAGCTGGTGTGCAGTTAAGAGATCAAATTGATACGTGGTTTCCGGATAGGAGTACTAAAAGTCCAGAAGGATGGCTGGGCGATAGCCGTCACTCCGCCAGAAAATCGGATCATAATCCAGACGCAAACGGGTGGGTACGAGCAGTTGATATTAATTCTAGGCTGGAGTCATCCGATAGCCTCGCACCTTATTTGGCTGACCAAATCAGAATCGCAGCCAGAAAAGATAAACGTATATCATACGTCATCTACAACGGGCGAATATGCTCGAAGATATTAAATTGGAAATGGCGAAAATACAGCGGCATAAATCCGCACAGAAAACATATTCACTGTAGTTTTACAAAGCTAGGCGATACCGACGGAAGGCCGTTTGATATCCCATTAATCGGAGGGAAGATATGAAGATCAGCAAAAAACAAAAGGCGATACTAAAGTCATACGCACGTGGCGTATTGGTATCATTCTTAACATTCTTAGCAAGTAATGAGTTAGGTTTAGACCCAGCGGTGTCTGTAGTAGTTGCAGCATTAGCAGGGCCAGCAGCTAGGGCTTTAGACAAATCCGACAATGCTTATGGCATCGGTGCTAGTGAGAAGTGAGTCCTGCAGAATGGGCTGGTTTTGCCGCAGGCATCACAGCCGTATTGGTCGCTTTCTTTGGGGGTCTCCGCTATCTTATTAAAGGATGGCTTTGGACATTAACACCTAACGCTGGATCATCACTTGCAGATCGTTTAGCAAGAATTGAAACACGCCAAGAGGAAATATC